GGCAAGCATCTGCGCTTTTCGTGCAGACCATTGACCAGCTTTACCACCTTTTGTCCCAGCTTTTATTCTATTGAATAAATTTTTACGCATGGTTGGTTTGGTATAATTGCCAGCTTTGTTTACTGTACTCTTAGCCAAGTTACATAGCTTTCATAATTCTTTTTCTAAGAGAAGCAGGTAATGACATTTGTTTTTTTGTCAGCTTCTTGCCATTAGTTTTTTTACCATTGGCTTTTTTCTTTGGTCTACCTCTTTGACTTCCATATGTTCCTTTTCCCATTGGCATGGCATTATCCTTTCTTTTTGTGACGATTGGCAAAGTTTCTAGCTGCTTCAACACTTCCAAAACCCCAAGCCTTTAATGCTAAAGCTTTTCTAGTTGGTCGACCCTTTGAATCTTTCATTGGACCTTTCATACCAGCAAACCTAGCAGCAAAAGAAACTCTACGTGGATTCGTACCAGACTTTACAGGTCGTTTTAAATTACTACCCTCTGTACGTTTGAAATGCTGACGACCAGCTTCATTCAAACCACCTTTAGGATTCTGATGTTTCTTAGCAACCATATTTTACCTTTACAATAAAAAAATAATTTTGAAAAGCTTTTTTAAAAAATAATGCTAGGGAAAGACCACTAGCAATTCTAACCTCTTAATTTTTGACCCACCCCTTTGTTGAGCGCAGCGATACTAAGGTGGGTAATATCCTACAGCGCAAGCGTAGCTTGCACCGTTTAAATGTGTTTGCGTAGCAAACTCTAATGAATAAGCGCAGCGTAGCTGCACAATTTAGGACATAACGCTGTCCTCTTGCTCTGCGAGCAATTCACCTATCTGGAAGTATTAACTTAAGTCAATGCTGACTTTGATGTCACCTTTATGCAGGTGCAGGTGCTTGTCTGGTGCTTTAAAACCAGCTCTATCTAAAATATCTTTACTAGCTTCAAGCTGTACGTACTCACTCTTAGCACCTGTAGCTAGTTTCACTAGCTTACTGCTAGCAATCGTAGCATTAACGCCAATGGATTCAGCTACACATTTCATCATGTACTCTTGAACGTGTGGAAGCTTAAGTGCCTTGCTAGCAGTAACTCTACCTGCATTGCCTTTAGCGTAACCAGCAATTTGTGAAGCTTCAGTAATACTACAGCCATTTGCTACGAGTGTATCAACAAGCTTCATCTGTTTATCCGTAAGTTTCATCAATTTGTTCAAAAGGAATCCCCCCTTACCCCCCTTAAACACTATGTGCATATTACGTGTCAAGATGTATTTACGCAACCATTGTTGTATTAACGCAAACTCAAGGGGTGATTCCTGTTGTGTAGTTATCGAATAACTCGGTTAACCATATCAAGCACCTTATCTATACGTTTAAATCACACAAATCTGCTAGTTCGTTATCGCATAACCACATTTGTCATCGCAAGGCACACTGGCGTTCTTCGGCCTTGCGTTAACATAAATCCTTCGGAAATGGGTCGCTGTCGCTTTATGCTGTCACGCCCTATCAGATTTGTCTGATTTAAACTTAAACATAGAAAAGGAGCTAGACATGGCTAATTCATTATACAATAACTACAAAACAGAAATCTCTGGATATAATACATCTACACAAATAGGTGAAATGAGAAACATATGTTATCACCTAGTACGTTCTCTTACTCAAACTCAAATAGAGAATAGATGGTCTGGTATACTAGAAAGAGCAAACAACGCATACATGATGGAATCAAATGCAAAGTCAGCTGGTATACAAGAGAAAGATGACAAGCGTTGGAAAGAAATCACAGATTACAATGCAGATATGCAAGCTAATCTAGCACATCATCTCAAGAGATTAGATTCAGCAAGGAAACTGTATAAGGAGTTATCTGGAAAAGAGTTCCCAATGCCTAACCTTACATTACCAACAAGCAATCAAGAGCTAGGAAAGGAGTAAGAGCAGCAGCTTTTCCACAGGTAGACATTGCCATCAAAAAGCAAATGTCTGCCTTGTGGTAAAGCGTCTTAAAAACGTCGTATTTAAAAAAGTCCCATAACCCCTCTGTTTTGGGACCAACAAAGGAGATATAATTATGTTGGCTAAACTTTTATTTATTAAAACAATGGTTGCAATTGGTGTAATAATTTCGTATTGTTTAATAGTAGGTGGAATCAATTGGTTAATATTCATCTACCCACATCTTTAAAGTCTATGAAAGGAGAACACATGGACAATTTTATTCTTACATTAAAAGACATTTGTGTAACAGAAACACAAGTATATACTGAACAACATCAAGTACCAGAAGATAGAAAAGATGAAGGTATTCTTTTCGGTCGTTACGAAATGGCAGTATTTATTCTTAACAAAATCAATATTCATTTAAAAGAAATGGAAGATAAAAACTTTTTAGAATATCTTGAACATAAAGAAAATCAAATACCATTCAATATTAGGAGTGCAGTTAATGATTGTTAGTTCAGCAACAGAATATCTTCTTGATAATTTTTATAATAATAAAGTTCAAGAATATTTATCAAAGAAACCTATCGAGTATCAAAACGCAATTCATATTATGTTCAGAAACAAATGGCATGAAGATGAATTGCAAAGATATTTAAAAAATAAACGTGGTCGTTTACCATCAATGGTGCAGAAGAAAGCACAATACAATCTTGATAATGTTCGACCGGTAATCAAACTATTAAAAAAGATGGGTCCATTAACAGCAAGAGAAATTGGAAAAGAATTTAATCAAACAGCAAATCAAATTACGTCTACATTATATCATGCAGTAGCACGTGGTTTGATTTATAAACAATGTAAAACATTTACAAAACAAAAAAGTAGAAACGTAAATGTATATAGTTTTAGAAAGGATATATAATGGGTGAATTAAGTTTATTAATAGAAAATCATTTAGTTACTTGGAATGGTTCAGCAACATTTAATATAAGCTGGATTGGTGGTCATGGTAATGGAGAAGATGTTCATTGCTTTACACACTATGGTGTCAATCAATCTACACCAGTATCTGTAATACAAAAAATAATGTTAGAAGGATGGGAGAGTTATAACTATGGATAGTATGGGTATATATTTTTTTAAAGCTAAATTGTTTGATGCTTTTTTATTAGAGTTACAAACAAGTGGTACATTAGTTAATTACCAACAATTTCGTGCAAGTATTTTATCTGATGCCATAGCATTAAGAGATTTAATTCAGTTAAAATATCATGCAATATTAGCAGGGCAAGAGATAGGTTGTGATGCTAATACAATGGAAAATTATTATGATGTTAATAAAATTGTCGTTGAATATGGTGGCAAATCACAAGACATTGAAACCAATAAGGAGGAGCAGTACCAATGGAAACACCCAGAATAGAAACACAAATACAAAAAATTACACAGCATTTACAAGATGGTAAAAGTATTACACCACTTGATGCTTTGTATCAGTATGGTTCTTTTCGATTAGCAGCAGTAATACATACGCTCAAATGGGAAAAAGGATTATCCATTAGTGATACTTGGGAAGAGAAAGATGGTAAAAGATACAAAAGATATTTTCTCACAAAAATCTCCCCAAGTACGTAAGTGTTATGCTTGTGGTGTAAAAACAACTTGGTGGTTGGATATTCAAGTAGATATGCAACCACCAGTTTATAATACTATTTGTGTAAACTGTTGGGAGAAAGACGATTGGCAAATAAAAATCGCAACAAGGGAATCTACCATGAAAAGTGGTTTGAAACGTGGCTCAAAAAAATAGGCATCAATGTCAAACGACAACCAATGTCTGGTGCATTAGGTGGTGAATATATTGGTGACTTAGTTATAAATCACAATGGTAAAAAGTTTATTTGTGAAGTAAAATATAGAGATAAATCTAAATTTCCAAATCCTTTTTCTTTATTTAAAAACAAAGACTTAGTATTATTTAAACGTAGAACAAAACCAAAAGATGAAAGTGGTGTACTCATAATATTTACACAAGAATCTTTTGAAAAATTTATGGAGAAGTAATGTCTTTTTTATTAATGGCACAAACAATTAAAATAAATGTAAAAGACCCATTAGCTAAATGGTTGCTGTTAGTTCTTGCAGATTATTCTAATGAAGATACAGGTCAATGCTATCCATCACTCAATACATTAGCTAAAAGAACAGAGATGCACATAGCTACAGTTGCTAGAAAGCTAGACTATCTTGAAACAAATGGGTTCATTAAAAGACAACAACGACCAGCAACGTCTACTATGTATCAGTTGGTACTAGCAGAGAGCGATACCCCTATCGCAGTCTGCGATACCCCCTCTCGCACACAGCGACACAAACCTATTAGTAAACCTATAAAGCAATTAATAAAGGAAGATTATTTTCCAACAAAAGAATTACAAGAGAAACTAACTATCAAACATGGGAGGATAGATTTTAAAAATGAAACAGATAAGTTCATTGATTACCACCAATCCAAAGGAAATAAATTTGTTGATGTCAACGCAGCCTACAGAAACTGGATTAGGAATGCAGTTAAGTTCGAAGCAGAGAGAGTTGGCAATCAAAAAACTAACGGAAGTAGCAAACCCATTCGAAACGGAGAAAGAACTTCTTTCTACTCTCAAGTCTTATCACATTTATCCACCAAGAATTAGTTATTCGTTTGGTAAAGACTCAAGAATAAATCTTTATGAAGCTACCTATAAATCAAAGGAGATGGCAGAAAAAGCTTATACAGCTGTCGCTTCTACAATGGTAGGTCTACCTATAGAAGATTGTGTTAAGCGCCTTGTACACCTTTCTGCGCTTACTCAGAAGCCATTCAATGAAACAGGTGAGGATTTGTCTGTAAGAATAAAAGCTTTGGGAGAAAGATTATCTATTTATCCAGCTGATATTGTTATCACAGCATTGAGAGAGTTATCAATCAGAGAGAAAAACTTTCCAACTTCATTTAGTCAATACTACCAGCATATCGAAAGCTGGTATGTATCTAGAAAAACATTGTTAGTTGATACAATCAAAGGGATGAAAGCAAGTTATGAGTAGTGTAGCAACAGGTACAAAAGTATTATTGTTTGCATTTCTTGAGTTTAATTCTTTTGATGAATGTAATGTAGCTTTGGAATATCTTAAACCATATGCACATCACGATATTATTGCTGAGTGTGAATGGCATAATCATAGTGATGTTTTCTTTTTCACTCATGCTGAACGACACGCTTTTTTTGCAAAGGAACCTTTACAAAGACCACAAATTATAGTAGATTTAAGTAATAACAAGGAGAACAACAATGAAAAATAATCGCATGGGTTTTATTGGTGGTACAGATGCCACTAGAATTATGAAAGGTAATTGGCATGACCTTTGGCTAGAAAAAACTGGTCAAAAAGAACCAGAAGATTTATCTAATGTTATTGCTGTACAAATTGGTATAGCTACAGAAGAATATAATCTAAGTTTAGTTGAGAAAGAATATGAAGTTACATTCTGGAAACAAGAAGAGTTTTCTTTGGCTAATGTAAATGGAAACGTACCTTATATTGGTACTGTTGATGGATACTATGAGGGTATACCAAAAATTGATCAATCTTTTATTGTTGAATGTAAACATACATATGAAAACAATACGATAAGAAATCAACTGAATAATTATATGCCACAATTACAATTCTATATGTTTATAGCAAATGTAGACTTTTGTTATTTTTCTAATTTGTTTGGCAATAGAAAGTGGGATTGTGTAAAAGTACAGAGAGATGATAACTATATTATTTCTATGAATAAAACTATCAAAATATTTTGGGATTGTGTTATCAATAAAGAAGCACCAACGGACCAAGTTATTGATACACCATGTATAGATAAAATATTAATTGATGATATGATTGCCAGGGATGCAACAACAGACAACGAATTTATTAGTCTTGCACATGATTATATTGATTCAATTGCATCTGCTAAAACAAATGAGAGAGCAAAGAAAGATTTAAAATCTATGGTTGCTGCTAATGAACGTGAAGTGTACTCAGATATTCTTAGTATTACTAGGGATAAAAGAGGTGCATTAAGATTTAATGTAAAATAATGGTTAACAAAGGAGAACAAAATGACCAGTAAAAATCAAGCAATAACTGACTATATCAAAGCCCAAAAGCAAATGGGTAAGGCAATTAAAAATTCAATCAACCCACATTTCAGAAGTCAGTATGCTGACTTAGGTAATGTTCTTGATGCTTGCCTTTCTGCATTTCATAATAATAATTTTTCATTCATGCAACCAAGTGGCAGAGATGAACATGGTGATTATGTTGAAACAAAAATTACACATGAAACAGGACAAGAATTTACATCAAGAGTTTATTTAGTAATCGACAAACAAACCATGCAAGGGTTAGGTTCAGCCATCACTTATGCCAGAAGGTATGGCGCATTAGAGATGGCAGGTCTAGCACCAGAAGATGATGATGCAAACGAAGCATCAAAACAACCAAGAAAAGTATTGCCTATCAAACAAAAAACGGAGGGTTTCTAATGCCAGAAGAATACGATAATAAAAATAAAGGTGCTGCATTTCCACCATTTCCAGACCAAGAGTTTATCTTGTCTGGCAAATTAGATATAGATGGAGATGAAAAACAATGTGTCTATATCAAAGGTGAAACTGCTAAAGGCAAACACATTATACGTATATATCAAGAGATAGGTATCATGTTTAAGAATGATAGTGTCAATGAAAATGCGCCAGCATGGTCTGGTGAATTAGAACAACATAATAAAAAGATTGCTGCTTGGAAAAGACAATCAGCAAACACACCATCTTTTTTAAGTTTAGCAGTTACTGATAGAGATGAAACAAAATCTATTGACCAATCAACAAAACCGATAGATGATGACATACCATTCTAAGAATACGAGCAGACAAAACGTGTTGTTCTCCAAATAACTTGGTTTTCTCTGCTCACCATTTTTGTCTTGTCACCTTTACCTTTACAGCACGACAAGATAAAAAACCCCCCTCCTAGTTATGCCTGTTTGCCTAAACAGTAGGAGGGGGTAGTTTTAGCTAGGACATTATTATAGAAAGGGAGGGTTTGAGAAAGTCCTAACTTAACTGGAAATGAGGTCCATCAATAAAAGGTCTGCGAGGTGGATTACCTCTACGTCTGGAATCTATATATTCATTCATAGCTTCTTCCATAGTGCCTTCCCAATTTGAAATATTTATAGTCCAAGCAGCACCCCAAATAATATTTACCTTTTGATTTCTTGAAGCTTCAGCCATTGCATCTGCAATATCATCATAAAGATTTAACTCCCATGATGCTCTCGAACCAACATAAGCCATGAGGTCAACAGCATGAGATTTACCTGTTGCTTCTTGTGGTAAATGTAAACTATTCATAGTTTGTGAAGCACCTTTCTTAACTAATTCTGCTTGCTCTGATTTAGTTCTAACACCACAGATAACACCAAAGTCTACTTTAGTAAGTGTGATTGCTTCTTTAACTACAGAGATTAGATTTTCATGTACGCCTTCTAACTTTCCTAAACTTCTATCAGATAATTTAAATGCCATAATTACTCCTTTAATTTATTTCTTGCAACACCTTTTGATTTCTCAAAACTTCTCATGCCACCCAATCCTAAAAGCGAAAGTGTTAAAGTCATAAGTTCACTACTATCAAGGGTAGGTAACTTAAGCCATGGATACCACATCATAGCAATCCATTCACCAATAGGTAGTATAAAAAAATTACAAAGCAAACCTAAACAACACACCCACATAATAGCTGGTCTGGCACCAGCAACAAAAATGCTAGAATGTTTAGCTTGCTCTATATTAGCTTGGCTTTGTGCTAAATCTAAATCAATAAGTTTCTTTTTTAACTCTGCTCGCAGTTGGTTCTTCTTATCTTTATCTTCAACAAACTCACCAACAACACCAGATACAACACCTAATACATCTTTAATCATTCTTTCTTTCCACTTCCTAAAAACACAGCAAACGCACCAGTTAATGCGCCTGTCATTACAGATGGTAAAGCTGCTTGTTCTAATGATGGGTCTGGCAATGATATAAACCATTCGATAACACGAAATGTCATTACTATTAATGATAACATTATAAGTCTAGGAATGATTCTCCATTTATCTAATCGTTCTGGATTCATTTAATAAACAACCACCATGGTTCAAACGTCATTGCTTCCCAATAAGCCAATAGTAAAGCAATTAAAACTAAAAGCATAATAAAATTTTGCGACATTCATCATTATAGTTTTCTTAAATAATAAGCAAAATAAAATAAACCAATAGCACCTGCAATAACAATACAAGCTGCAAAGATAATACTAAGTATATTTAAAATTTCATTTCTTCTTCTTATTGCAGCATATCTTGTTTCACGTTCATTCTTCTTAGCTTCTCTTCTAAACTGCTCAAACTTATTCCAACCTTTTATACCACGTGTAGATATAATAATATCTTTAAGTTGTTTTTCATAGTCCATTGCTTTTTCATAAGCAATGTAAGAGCTAAGAGGGTCAGACTTATCGTTTTTTTGTTTAGCTTCTTTTGCTCCATCAATAAAAGAAAAAAGATTATTTAAATCTTTAGACATAGAATGGAGTTCTTTCCCCATACTAATACCTTTTTTAACTGCTGTAAAAGCAATTAACATTCCTGATACTGGGTCCACCATTTTATTTACTCACTTATAGGAACTATTGTACTTACCCATAGTCTATCAGCTTCATTAGAAGCTGTAACTGTATTACCATCACAATCAACCAAACTATCACATGAATTTAAATAAGTAAGTAAATCATTTTTAGATGCTATTACTGATGTGCCTGTTGATAATGAAGCACCATCATTAACAAAACCTAAATGATATTCAACTCCATCAATAGTGTTAGGATGAATGCCAACATAATTACAATCTAAATAAAAATTAATTTCTGATGGCATAATGCCATCTTTTTTTCTTGTGTAAATAAATTTAACTAACTGTACTTGTGCCATGATTTAAACTTTCATAATCTAATTTTTCAAATCCTCTACTTTTTAAATAATCTATTGGCATATTTTCATATTTATCTGCACAACTTTCTAACCATTTAATCTGCATTTCATGTGTAGGAATACCACCATTTTTAACAACTTCTTGTTCATATTTTAAATACATATTAATTTCTGCTTGTGCTACAAAACCATTAATACCTAAATCAAAAAAATAAATTTGATTTCCTTCATCAATAACACCACCTTTAGAACGACAAACAAGTAATGCTTGTTTAAATACTTTCATAATATGGTGTCTTACTTCAGCTTTCTCAAACATTTCTTCTGTAATATTTTTTAAATTATTTTTTTCTAAAACTTTATTATACTGATTAATAAAAAAATTAATTTTTCTTACAGCACCATTCATATAGTTTTTTTGATTATCTATTTTTGTTTCTAAACTTCTTATTTTAACAACAAGTAAATCTTTTTTATAATTACATTTTTCTTTTTCTAATTTTTCTATACAATGATTTAGTTTAATTTTTCTTTTTTGTATATTAATAGTTCCTTCTTGTAGTGCTAATTTAGTTTTTTCAATAACAGCAAGTATATGAGATAAACTTCTTATAGGTGAAATATCATTTACATCAACAGTAACATTCATAAATTGTGAATGTGATTTGTGAAAGTTTTTTCCATCTCTATTAATTGCTGGTAATTTATTATTAATGTTATCTAACATATTTAAATAACATTTATCTAAGTCAGTATTTTTTTTATACTCTTGAATATCAAACATATTAATTCCTAATTATGAGCTTGCCCACCACCACCATCATGTCCTGATGTTAAATCTCCGTAGTCTGATGCGTTCCCACCACTTGCGTAAGTCATTGTTTCGATTCGGTCTTGCCAACCACCAGTTCCACCACCATAAATCATTACACGTACATCATCACCAACTACACCACATTCATCATCACCTGTTGCATCACCATGGTCAACAGCATCTGAATTTGTAGCAAATACAATTTTATCAGCTGCTGTTCTAGTATCACCGTTATGGTGGTCACGAACAATTCCTTCTGTATCATTACCTGCACAATATGCTTGATTTGTTTGCGCTAATAAATCACCAAAATCAACACTATTTGAAGCAGATGTTAAATCTACAGAGTGTATAGTATCTGTATCAGAAGTTTGACTTATTTTGCATACAATCATTTTAGTTGGTGTACCCATTGCACCACTATCATAAACTGTTGTACCAAGAGTTCCCCAGTCACTTGTGTTACCACTACTTGTTATATCTTTTTCTTCTATATCATCATAATAACTACCTCTTCTACCACCATTCCAAAAACCTTTTGTTTCACTCATATGACAAGATACTGAAACTGCTCCACCATTTAAATCTCCATAATCTTCTGCATTTGCTTGAGTAGAAAAAGTTATTTTATTTATAGTTGATATGTCACTTGCACCACAACAATAAAATCCACCTCCAATTACTCCAATCGTATAGTTTGTAACCACACCTCTTGCCCTAGCATTTCCACTGTAAGTAAAATAAGCCCAATGCGTAGCATCTCCATTACTATCAAAACTTTTTTGATCAATATGATTATTTCTATTATTGTCAAAACCACGACCAATCCATGCTGTTGTTGTATTTATTCTACCATCAGTAACATCACCACGTGGAAACTTACTACTTCCATGTAATTGAGCTGCTTCTGCTATTGTCCAAACACCACTTGCAGCACCTGTTTTAGAATTTGTATTTGGTAAAGAATCGGTACTATTTTTTATAATTCCGCCAAAATATCTTCCCATGTTACACCTTACGCATCATCAATAATGTCCATTGAAATAAATAAATCTAAGTCACTTGCAGCATTAGCACCACCTTTAAGAATATCACCCTCCATTAAATAAATAGGTGAACTTAATACAACCAAAGTTGCATCTGCTGGTACTGAAACTGTTTTTGCTAAGTAAATATCTGAGCCAGCTGGCGCACCAGAAGAACCATCTGTTATAGTAATACCATCATCATTTGTAGTTCCAACACCACTTACAAATAAATCTAATGTTGCTGCATTTGTACCATCTACGTTTGCACAAATAATACTATTTATTTTTACTAACTTATTTGAATTAACAGTAAAAAGTGTTGCTGTAGCTGTAGCTGATAAATTAAAACCACAGTTAACACCTTTAATTGTTGCTACACTTACTATATCTGGATTACTTGCACCCATGAGTTACCTCCTTTGTTATCCAAAAATCATTGCCATTGCGATTGCTTTACCAGTTGTTATACCACCACTTGATTGTGCAACCCAATCTAAATTACCAGAACCATCTGTTTTTAAAACTTCATTTGCATTACCATCTGTGTTAGGTAAAGTTAATGTATAGCTAGCACCTGCTGAATGTGGTGGTCCTTTAATAGTAATTCCATGTGAATTATCTTCGCAATTTAATACAAACTGACCAGAGCCTTTTGTTGCATTACCTTTAAAAGTAACTTGACCATTACCATGAGGGTCTAAATTAATATCTCTATTACTTGCACTTGTTACAATACTATGAGTAAGAACATCTAAGTTACCACCTAATTCTGGAGTTGTGTCTGCTGCAAGACTAGCTATACCACCTGCTGGTATGTCACTTGTAAATGCTACAGTACCACTTTCATTTTTAAATGTAATTGTTCTATCAGCAGTAGGTTCAGTTACAACAAAAGAAGTTTCGTGAGCATCAGCTGTTTCCCCCTCAAAAATAATTGTTTTATGAGGAATACCTAAAGATGCAGATTTAAAAACATAATCATGTGAAGTGTTTGTTCCAGCTGCATTACCATTAGTTCTTAAAGTTAAAGAACCTTCACAAAAAGATGATGAACCATTACCCTCATGGTCAACTATGCTTGCAAAAATTTGTGCATAAGTAGCATTAAAATTACTACTACCTATTTCTTGCTTTCCTTTAAATAATATAATTCCTAATGTATCATCATCAGCAGGTGATGAAGATTGTCTATCTAATTCTAATCTTGGACCAGAATCTGCACTTGAATCTGTACTAATAATTTTAAAATTGTTATCTCTTGTTGAAGAAGAAAATTCACCAACTGTTGCAGAAATTGAACCTGTTGTAGTTAATGCACCACCTGTTGTTAATGTTAATTTAGTTACTTGTGAACCAGAAGTATTATTAGCAAGAGTAAATGTTCCACCATCAGCTACATTTAGTTTCCAACTATCACCATTATCATCAGCATTATCTGCTGATAATGTAATACCTAATCCATCACCATCATCTGCTACTATGTGTAAAGTATCTGTACCTGCTTCATCCCATGTAACTGTTACTTTAGGGTCAGTTTCATTGTTGCCAAATTTTAAAGTTTTATCATCTGGAAAGAAAATACCATTATGTGCATATACTGTTCTACTTGCAGAAAAACCTACATTTTCACTAAAATTAGTAATTGAAGTATTACTTCCTCCACCAGTATGTGTAAGCCAAGCACTTAAAGAACCAGCTTTCAAACTATAAAATTGCATTGCTCCATCTTCATTACCATCAGCAGGGTCACTAATTAAAACAGCAATTCTTCCATACTCAGTATTATTGCCACCAGAATCTTTACTTGTAGCTCTAATATTCATTATGTAATCATTATTAGCTGGGGAAGCTGTATTTCGTGTAAAATCTAAAATTGGTCCAACAGCATTTGAATCATCATTTAAAGTAAGATTTAAAGTTTCAGCAGATAAAGTTGTTGAAGTTGAAACCCAAGCAGGTATTCCACTAGAAAGAACAAGTGATTGTCCATCATTTCCTTTAGGTAATCTGACATATTTAGTTCCATTATGATATAATATATCACCAGAAGCATCTGAACCTACATTAAAACCAGTATTAAATTCGACTAAACCAGTATCAGTTATAGTCATTGCATCATCACCATCAGTAAAAGCAATCTTAGTTGTTTGCACTTCACCAGCAATATTTGCATCACCAGATATATCTAAAGAAACAGCATCTAATTCACCAGTTGCAGTAATATTCCTAAAGCCTGTAATATCTTTATTTGTATCAACAATAACTGCCTTACTTGCAGAAACTATTCCAGCTGTTACATCATCTAAAGCTTCTAAATCATTTTCGTTAATGGCTGCTGAACCAATAACAAATGAAGATGCTGTAATTGTACCATCAGATGTAAGATTACGTATGGTTGTTAAATCACGATTTGAATCTACTTGTAAAAACTTACTTGCTGTAACAGTACCTGCTGTAACTCCATCAATACCTGCTGTTGCTGCTGGACTAGCATATGTTTGTACTTGAGCTGCACCTGTAGTTTCATGGAAAGTAAGAACCTTACCAAGTCTATCTGCTTTTAATGGAAGTTCCATTGATGCAGCAGCATCTTTATCAGCTAATTTTATTGAACGTGATACATCATCTTCAATATCTGCTTGTATAGCAATGAATCTATCAAGCTCTGTATTTAATGTTTCTACTTGAAAAGCACCAGAAACAGGGAAGTCAGTTGTTCTTTCTAAAGTTATATCTCTTGTTATAACAACTGTTGAACCACCTGTTGCACCTGTTACTGACATTGCTACTGTTCCAGTAGAACCATTACCACCAGTAACAGTATAGTCTGCTGTTAATGTTTTTAATGTACCATCTACATAAACATTTAAATCAGCTGCTGCAAAAAATTCAAATGAAACTGTAAAAGTGTTTAATGTGTCTGATTCAGTTACAGAATAACTAACTCTTGGATTATTATTTGAAATACTAATTGTCATTTAATCACCTATATCTTCAATTGTATTTGCTATTTCTCTTGATATTCCATACACCCCTGGCAATGTCATAAATGGTAATCTTCTTACTATTTCTGCTGCTGCATCTGACCTGTCACCATCTATAAAGTTTATACCACCTTCTACATAGTCTAATTTCTTTCCTGTAGCAAGTGTAAAGGAGTTTGTTCCAAAATCAAATGCAATAGATGGACCTGCTCCAAATAAACCAGCAACAGCGTCTACAGGTCCACCCTCATTTACATTATATTTTGGTTTTAATAATCCTCCACTTATATCTGGTCCATCTAAAGCTAATGAAGTATGAAAAGCTTCATAAAGAATTGCAGTATGTAAACTTGCTAAACCAGAATAATCAAAAGCTCTAGCAAATTTATCAGCATAACTTAATTGCTCCCAAGTATATTCATTTGTTCTTAATTTCTGTCCCATATAAGCTAATGCTAAAGCAGCAGAAATTGCAGCTGCTCTATTTTTAACTGTTCCTTGTACAAAAGAACCTGTTATTTTTGATACTGCTGCAAGAGAATATGAATAGAATTGAAATGGCAAACCTAATAAACCATTTTCAATACGAGCATAACCTTTAACTAAATCATCTTCACGCATTTTAAATTTTCTTGCAACACTCATTGGTATATAAACAATGCCATCATTGATGATTGGTTTATCAGCAGGTGTACCCATAAGAACTGTATTTAATACACCAGTATTCAATGAAGCTCTAAAGGTTTCAAGTGTTTCTGTTTGTATTTTGGTTTGTCTATTAAATTCTTTAAGTGCTAAACCATTAATTCTATTTTCATATTCAGCTAATGTTTCGGTATATTTATTTCCTTTTTTATTTCTAGGATAAACAATATGATAAGATTCATGTAGTTGAACAAAATTTTTCCAATCTTCTTTTGTTTTAAAAATATCTGGAAGTGGTTTAACTCCTTCAACTCTAGGTTTTAACCATGCTTTTGTTTCAAATTGTTGAAATACAGCTTCTTCATCTATGTATATTTTAGCAGGTCTGTAAGAAGTTTTAGTAACATTAACATCACTACCTAATGGGTATTCAGAAACAATTTCACCAGTATCTTTATTAACAATTCTAACTGTATCGAAATCTACATTTGTTATTGTTCTTGGTATTGCAACAACATTAGGTGTTTTTTGTGGGTCTAAAAAAATTTCACCAGTTTTTTTACTAAAAATTACATTATTATTATCAACCTTAATATCTTTTGTATTTAATGTACGAAAGATTTGACCTGTATCTTGGTCTATAAGTTCCATTGTTTGTGTAGTTTTTTTCTTAATAATTTCTTTTTTGTAATTCTTTTGGTCTTGATAAGAATCTATTAATTCATTTGTTTTAACATTTCTTATTTCTATTTTATTAACTGATTTTTTTTCTTTTCGTGCAAAAGCAGCAACACCTTGTTTTCCTTTCCATTCTGGAGCATCACTTGAAGATGAAATTACTTTAACACTTGTAATATGGTCAAATTCTTTTGCATTAAGCCACTCTTCTGTATTTGCAAAATATAAACCAGAATCAGTTTCTTGCCATTTTGCTTTTGCTATACGATTAGCCATATCTTCATCAATACCATATCGTAATAAAAAAAGTCTTTCTTCTTTTGTAGCTAGTCCATGTTTAACTTTTAAAGAATTATCAATGATAGTATGCTGACGTATAATACCATCTAATTGTTTAAGCATATTAGTAACAGGAGCCAATCCATTTAATGTAAAAAATACATCTCTTGATTTATCCCATATATTACTTTGCAAAGGATTACTTTTTAAATCATCCATAAATCTAAGATGTGTAGATTGCAAAACAATATCTAATGCTTCACCTGCTTTCATAACTTCATCAGCTTGCATACGAGCTATCTTACCACCCTCTCCTTTAAAACCTGCTTCTATTAAAGTAAACATACCTTTAAATACATCTTTATAATGATGGTCATGGAATAATTTTGCAGGTTCAGAAATAGTAGAATAAACAGCTCTACCTAAAAAATTCAATTGTGCTAATGACCTAATAACATTTGCTGTTTGATAACTTAATCTATCTGGATTTTTAACTGTAACTCCAACTATTCTATCATATAAATGTTTAAACTCTTTAAAATGTTTATAAGCATCTTTAAGTGTACCACCATTATTTAAAGTATCTTCATAAATTTCATGTCTAATATCTTTAATAGATTTACCATTAAAAGCTCTAGCAAATTCATAAGCAGGTGCAACCTTAGATACATATGCTCTCATTACTTTTAATGGGTCTTGTTCAAGAAACTCAAATAATTCTTGGTCAGTTGCAGAAATTTGTCTATGCCTTAAATGTTTTGAACGACCAGAACCATTATATGTCATATCTAAATTAGCAATATCATTTTCACCAAGTATATTATTTGTAACTTGTTTAGCTCTTTTTAATAATGATTCTTCGTCAATTGCCATTGGTTCTTTAACAAATTCATTTCCTTTTTTTACATAAATAAATGGGTCACGTAAAAAAGAATCTTTTATAATTTGTTCAAACTTTTCTCTATTATCAAGTATAGCTTGTTTGTTATAAAATCTAGGATTAAAAACTTTATCTTCAGTTACATCATCAACAAATTTTGCTGAACCTTGTAACTCAATTATTTCTTCATTAAGTTCTTTAATCCTATTTTCTAAAATTGATTTAAATTCAGTTTCTTTTGGTTGTGTTTCTGTGTGTATATTATATTCTTTTTTTACTTTTAATAATTGTTTTTCTTTAATACCCAAAGAACGATTAATGTTATCAAACTGACCTAACAAACCAACACTTTGTAATCTTTGATTATATGTTTCATAGAAAGTATCTAATGCTTTTATTGATTTTCGTTGTGCTTCTGTAAGCTCATCTAATGGTGTTTTAAAAGTTCTATGATAATTTACATTTTTCATATACATTTGTAATGTTAAATCTTTAGGATTAACATTTAGATAATCTGTAGAATCAACTTTATTGTATAAATTTTTTAATCTTTGAGAAGTATTAGAAATGTTATAAGTCATTTTTTGAAATGCTTCTTGTTTACCTGCATGATTTCTCCAATCATTAGTAATAGATTGCATAACTTTATACATTTCACCCATACGTGTTTGACTTAATTGATAGACACCTTTTGAAGCTGTTAATCCCATCTGTTCAAGTGTTGTTAAAAAACCATTGTCAGCAGCTAATCGCATAGTCATAAGTTTAGTTTTATTGCCAGCTTTACTATTAATCACTCTTCTAAGAGGAACAGACACAAGATTATATAACAAGCCATCTGCTAAAGCATTACTTGCAATTTTAAAATCTTGTTTACCAGACATTGCATCATCAATTAATCTAAGCTTACTTTCAATTTTAAGAGGATTAATTTCTGTTTTTAGATTTGATATTTTATTTTCTAAACTTGTAAGTTTATTATAAACATCTTCACCATTATAAAATCTTTTGCGTATAGATTCATGTTCATCTGTAAGTTTTTTTAGTTCATCATCTTTAACAGTTTTTTGTTTAATTAAATTTTCATTAGATACATTTGCAAATGGACTTCTATCAATTTGATTTGGACCTGGGAAATATTCATCTGCTTTAATTCCACCAACATTAGCTAAGAAAGAATCCATTTCTGCTTGTTCTGTTTTTATAGCTTTAGCTTTTAAAGTTGGTGCTATACCAGTTAAACCTCCAAGAATAGTGCCAGCACCAATACCAAAAGCCATATTAATTGCTACCTCGTAAGGTTGGTTTAATGGGTCAAAAGGAGCGCGAGCTAATTCTTGACCAGCTGTAATAACACCAACACCTGCACCTACTCTTAATGCAGACCTTCCTATTCCTATAGCTGGTCCACCAAAAGGAAGAGCAACCAAATTAACAGGGTCAAAAAAACCAGCTGTAAATTGGTTTAACAAACTTGAATCAGCTAACACTTGTCTTGTTTTTTTATTATACTCTATTCTATTTTTTAATATTGCCATATGTTCTGCATTTACAGCATTGGTTGTTAAGTAATCAGCATAATCTTCATAACCAAATAAATCATCAAAAGCATTATAATTTTTGTCACGTTTAGCATAATAACCTGTACGAGTTGGGTCACGACCATAAGTATAAACATCTGATATTCGTTCTTTAATACGACCATATGTATAAGAAATTTGAGCAGCCCAAGTATCACCCCAAGTGGGTCTTTGCTCTGGAACAAAAGATTGATTATTAGAATAACTTCTTAATATCTCGTTTTGATATTTTTCTGGTAATCTTGATTTATATAGAAAAGTCATTCTTTATTATCTTGATTTAATATTTCACTTATGTTTTCAGTTTCATAATTTAGATATTGAAAATATTCATTAAGCTTTGTAGTTTTCTTATAAATATTTTGTTTATCTCTTAAAGCTTGTGTTAACATATTCATATATCCTTGATATAAAGGAGAATCTTGTTTTACATCTTCAAAGTAATCAAGAACTATTTTCTTACCTTGTGAGTAAAGTTGTAAATCTCTATCAAATTTTTCTTGTGTAAGAACACTTCTAAATTGTTTTATTAAATTATCAGACATTTCATCGGGGTCTGCTCTTTCTGAAATAACTTCATTAATATTAAATTCATACAAGGTAGCTTGATTGTTAAAACTTTTATTAGGTGCAATTAAAACTGAACCATCTCTAGCATTTATAACTTGAAATGTATTATTACCAAGTGATGCAAATTTAATTGGAATATACTTTCCTTCAAATTCTTTTTGTTCATTAATTTTATCTTCACCAATTGCATCTAATCGTTTTTCGTAATCAGAACTTAATAAAAATTCTTGTTTATCACCTCTTATAATCATTTCATCCCCAAGCATAAATTTAACTTGTGGCATACCACTTACATTTTTATTAATATTATCAATCATAAAAGTTTTAAACTCTATTTTTTCAGCTTCAGAATAAACAATAGCATTTAAATTTTTATTACTTTTAGGTGGTCCAAATGCTTGATATTCATCTTCATCATATGCCTTAAAATTAGTATCTATAAATTCTTTAACTGTGTTTAAAAAAAATTGTGAATTACTTAAATCACTAGTTATGTTTTCATTTTTTTTATCTGAATTAAAATTTGCAACAAGAAACTGAAAATATTCACCATGCTGTGACATAAAATTATCAAAATGTGTTACTGATAAATTTTCATTTCCCATTGCATTATTAAAAATATTTTGTGCTTGATCTAAAATATCCTTCTCTGTTTCATCTGCTCTAAAATATTCTATTAAATTTTTATCTTTTGCTGTATTAATAAATCTTTGTGCATCAGTAATTTGCATTGGAGCAGCTCTATCGAATTGAGTTCGATAAGTAAGAAGTGCTGAAAATAAATTTATTTCATTAACAGATAAATTTGGATTTGATTGTGCAAGACGTTTCATAATATTATATCTTGAAGTATTGTTATTTAAAGTGCTAAAATATGTTCCTAAATTATTAAAAACCATACTCATTTTTTCATTTGAACCAATTATTGCTGGGTTATTTGTTAAAGTTTTTATTGCACTTATAACTTTATCTGGAACAAATGATTCTGAACTATTTCTTAATAGTGCTAAAGGATATACACTTTGTGCAAATTCTTCTGAATCTAAATTAGGTGTAATATCATTCATATGCTTTTTAACTTTAGATGTTAATACAGAACCAATATTATATATAGTAGCCTTACCTTGATAAATACTGTTCATTACTGTGTTGAACGCTTCTATTTCTTGTTCTGTTTGAGTAAGTTCAAATGTTGTTACAGCATTACTATAAATAGTTTTTAATTCATTTCTTAATACATCAAAACGATCGAGTGTAGTTTTTGTAGTTTTAAAAAACTCAGTTAAACTTTCACTTCCCCTTGTTAAATTATTAAGACTTGTTGTAGAACCAGATAACATATATTCATGAAAATTCTTTGCAAACTCTTGACCACCTAAATTTACAGCAGCATCTTTATAAATATAATTAAGTAAACCTCTTGTTGCTTCTATTTCAACTTTATTTGCTTCTTTTACTTTTGCTGCTATTTTTTCTTGTTCTGTAGCATAGAGTTTACTTGCATCAATAGCTGAATTAATTTTTTCCTTTATATTTTTTTTACGTGCATCATATATATCAAAAAATGTTCCAAACAAAACTGCTTTGCTTTTGTCATCAGTAGAATAATTTTCTAATTCAACAGATACTTCTTCTGATATATTAAAAGCATCTTCTTTAAATGATGTTATACTATTTTCTAATGATGCGTTTAATTCATTAGTTTTGTTTTGTGCTAGTATGCTTCTGTTTTGATTAAGAACATCTCTTACTGATTGATCGAATCTATCTTGACCAGATTCAATTTGTAATGGTGTAATATCTAACTCATCTGAACCTATAAAATATTCTCCACTCATTACATTTGCAATTGCTTGACCAAGCGCATAAGAGTTTTTATATGTTCCATCACCATAAGCCGCTAAAACTTTTAATACACTTATATTGTCCCTATGAAATTCTGCTGCTCCACCGTCTACAGTAATGTTTTTTGCATCATTTAACATTGGAATAAATTTATTAGCAAATTCACTTATGTTTGCTTTACCACCACTAGCAATATTATCTATTGAATTATTTATAAAATCAGAAACATTATCAATTGATTGATTTACAAGAATTGGTTTTAATTTTTCAATTTCATTCTTTGTTGTTTGCATAAGCGATTGTATAAACTTTTTATTTTGTTGATTGAGTGCATTACCTCCAGCTTTACTCCATTCTCTTAAAATATTTTCTCGACTAGAAACATTATCTAATGAAGTTATAACTTCAGTTAAATCTCTTCCTTGTTCAATTCCATCTAATGCTGAAGAAATAAAAGTGTCTATACTATCTTTAATGTTATCGGAAAGAGCAGGATTATAAGCAGTTTCAAATGCTGTGTTTTGTTGTTCAATTGCAGTATTTGTTTTAGTAAATTCAATTGTTTGACGAATATTTGTAAGTAATGTTTTTCTTTCTGATGGATTTGTTGTTTTAGTTATTTGATTAATTTGTGATTTAAATTCATTATTTGTTAGCTTATTAAAATTTTCTATTACAAAGTTACTAGTATTATTAGATAATTCTAAATGTTTAAAAGCATTAGTTGCTGATGATAATATTTCATTAGACTTACTATATTTTTCATTAATATTTTCATTAATGTTAAGTAAAGTACCAGTAGCTATAGCAACAGATTGCGCTCTTTCAACAGCTCTATTTGCTTTTGGATTTCTATTTAAATACGATTTAATATTTTCATTATCTAGTTTTTCTTGAATTTTAGCTTTAGCTTCTGATACTATTTTGCTATTAGGACCATTTTGTTCAATAACTGTTTGAAGGTTATTTATCTGTTCATCAATAACAATAAGTTCTCTTTCAATTGCAATTCTTCTTGCTCTTGCAGCTTGCTCTTGTTGTAATTTAATTACATTTTTTGTTACAATTTCTGCGCTTGCTTTTGTAATTGGTTCTTTGAATTGAGGTAAAGCATACTTAACTAACGATTGTGCATAATTTGAAAAGTCAGTTTGATACTTTGATATTGAATAACCACCTTTTCCAACCTTGTTATATAGTTCTACATTTTTATTATTAAGGGCTTTTTCTTGAGAATCAAAATAACCTTTAATTACAAGTTCTTCATATTGTTCACGTGCAATAGAACCACCAGATAATTTTCTACCTAATGCAACTGGTTTTCCAAAATTTGGATTTGGTTTTGTTTCTTCGTCATCTAAAAATTCTTTTGCATCAATAACTAATTGGTCAGCACCAAGACTTCTATATTCATTAATACCTGTTTTTTTAGATTGCTTTACTGCTTCTTTATATCCAACGTCATAAAGAGCTGTACCTAAAGTATCAATAGAATTAGCCATAGCTAACTTTCCAGATGAAACATCAAGTTCACTTCGTCTAAATACTTTTACAGGTTGAAAAGTATTTGATGTATCTGCTTTTGGTCTTATTGGTCCTATAGCCATAATCTAATCCTACGCTGTTAATGCAAACATACCTGTTTGATAACCACCATATGCCATACTAAACATATTACTATATCCTTTTAATCTTGCAGCTGATGCTGCATAACCACCTTGTATTACAGCATTATTACCTCTTCTTATCTCTTGGTTTGCTTCCATAATACTATTACTGCCTTGCAAAAAAGCCATTAAATCACCACGACCTATTTCACTATAAGCTTTTGTTTTTTGATACTCTAATAATTCAGATGGAGCATCTCTTCCAAGAAAAGCAAACCAAGCATCATTTGATTGCATTTCTTCATCAAGCTGTTCAAGTCTTGAATTTTGAAATGATAAAGCTTGTAAATCACTTTGTTTTTTTTCTATTAAAGCTTGACCTGCATTAAACTCAGCTGTTTTTTTTGCTTCTTCTGCTTGGGCTTCATATGCTTGTGCAGACATATTTGCACTTTTATACTGCATATACATTCCAGCTGACATAATAAATAATGGTAATGTACACATTAGAAAGTAACCTCTGCTATAACACCATTGATTTGTAGAGGTAATGGTGTGGTTTGATTGATAGTAACTGTTGGGTCTTTTGAATACCCAAGCAAACGAAACTCTACCTTTTCTGTTACTGGATTAATTGACAAACTCATATCATCTGTTGTTTGTCTTATTGTAAGTCTTTTACCATTAACACTAACTGAATTAGCATTAACTAAATCTAATGTAATTTTATTTAAGTGTCTTGGGTGTCCTGTAAGAGGACCACTTTGTACACCTACATCTAATGGATTTGTTTTAAGTTCAACAGGGAATGTATATCCTATTTCTGCTTTAGTATTAATAATTAAGTTTTGAGCTGCACTTGTATTTATTTTATTACTAGCAACAGTAAATTGACCAACATAAGCTAAGTCAGTAATAACATCTAATACAGCACCATTTAACCAATCAGCAGTAGGTATTGTATATTCTGCAACAGCTGTATTAGAATAATCTCTACTATTATCTAAGTTTCTATTTTTATCAAATTCCATTAAAGAAAGTTTTTTTGTACCATCACCTGCATCATACCAAGCTGTAACATATAGATTTGTATCAACTGCACATATAGAATTAAAAATTCCATTTGTAGTAAACTCTGTCCAACCTGCTTTTTGCTCATATCGATTAGAAGTAAAAACAGCAATGCTTCCATCACCATTTACAAAATAAACATAGCTTTCTGGTCTATCTAAAGCACCTTGCAATACTGCCATTTGATGTGGTGTTTTAATTAAATGTGAAGATACTGTTGAAATAATATTAGAAGTATAAGCTTGTTGTGTATCTGCAAATACGTATTCAGCTACAGATGTATTTGAAGCTAAACAATATATTGTTGTACCATCTAAAAGAATAGGTTTTACAAAATTAGAACCAAAAGGAGTTTGTCTTTTTACTTGTGCATTCGTTGGTGATATTGGTGTATTTGCAAATGCTGGTACAAAAAATTCAGATGTACTTGTAAATACGTGTAAATCTCTATTGCTTATCATGTGTCTAATTGTATTAATCTCACCAATACTAGCAACAAGTTCTATAGAATCAGCTGGCGCAGCAGTACCAACATCAAAATTAAAAAAGTCATTTGATTTACTAGACCATATTGTATCTGGTTGAGCAGGTGTACCACCAAACCAAAGTCTATTTTCATGGAAAGTAACACAAGCTGGATAACCTCTTACAGATGAATAAGCTTGTTCAGCCCATTCAGTAGTTGGAGCATGAGTTGTAATAATAGGTGCGCCACCACCATCTACAGTTGCATCTGCTGTACCAGATGCTGCGTTAAATCTATAACGATTACTATCTATTCTTGCTGTTATTGTTCTTGTACCATTTATATTACCTGCTGTAATAGTTGCAATAGTTGCTGCTTCACTAACAATAATAGTATCACCTTGTTTTAAACCATGATTAGCATGAGTAACTTCTATTTCAGCAGTTCCTTCAATTGTTCTTAAAGCATTAATATCAAGTTTCTGTTTTATAGTTCCTTGTATTGTACCAGTTACTACTGTTGCACTTGTAAAACCTGTTATAATTATTTCAGTTCCATAGTATCTTATTCTTGAACCTACATGACCAGATACAAAATAATCTTCTGATGCTGTTATAGTTGCACCAGTACCACTTACTGCATTTACATCAAGTGTTACACCTTGACTTTGAAATTTTGCAAAAGGTTGATTTGAAGTAAAATCATTTGAAGGAGATGTTGAATCACCTTGTACTGAAAATGTAAATGGTTCTAATTGAAAAGATGTTAAACCAGTTCTTTTTAAAATTTTAATTGGTACTGTTTGATGTGTTAAAAACATCAAATCACCAGATTGTGCAAAATCAATTTCATGCAACATTGTATCTGTGTATGGAATTGTAGCACTATCTGTATCTTGTGTTAATGTTGCAACAAGTGAAACAGCACCTGCTGTTGAAATTTGAAAACATCTTATTTTCTCATGCTCTAAAGCAATAATATATCTTTCATCATCAGAAAATATAAATGGAATAATTCTTACTTGTTGAACTTTACCTAAAGCTTCAGAGGTTGTTGCTAATCTGGTTGCATCAGAACTTGTTGCTAAAGTAAAACCTGTTGTAGATTTATTTGTTTCTGTAACTGTAATAACATTTGCAGCTGGATTAGCTACAGTAAAATCAGCATGAGCATTAATCGCTGCTTGAATATTATCAGCAGATGTATTGTTATCTGTTACAACATAGAACTCATTAGTGCCAGGGGTAGCTGACCCAGTACCTAAACACGTAAATGTTACTTTATCTCCATTTGATTTTGTAATTGTTATTGTAGAACCAGCAACAATATTTGCAAAATCTGTTACAGTAATTGTACAAGCTGTCTGATTTATTGTTGTATCAAATGTATAAATATGTTTTGTACCAGACCTTTTGGTAACACCACCTTCTGCTCTTAAAAAAAAGTTTTGTAATCTTTGTGCAGAGTTAGCATATATTTGTGTATCTGTACGTGAAAGTATAGATGGATTTACTTCACCAAATTGAAAGTTTTGAATAGGTATTCTTACTCTACGCATTAACTTCTCCTATTGGTAATAAATCTTGAAGTAACTAATTTCCTTGTTGTTTGTTGTTGTGCATCAATACTTCTTGCTTTTGCCATCAATTGACTTGCCTGTTGTGTAATTGCATTAGCAAGTGAAGCATCTCTTGCAATAGATAATGCCAAAGGTATTGCTAATGCGTATGTAACAGCTAAAGTAAAATATGCTGGAAATGCAGATTCATCTGCACGAAATGTATAATCTGCTATTACTTCATCAGCATCTGTTGTATCAGCAAAAACTTTATCTCCATAGAGTTGATAGTCAATAAGGTTATCATTAACAGTTACAGAATGAACCATTAGATTATCTGCTGGCAATTGATAAGCTTTATCATAACGACCTGTTGGTGCGTCACTTAATAAATTTAAAACAGATTGATTAGTTGCAAATCTCCAACGAGCATTAACTAAAGCTGTTCTTACAATATCTTCATATAAATTAGAAGTAACAAGTGATTCTGTAGTACCATCACCAAAAGATGTAATAGGTTCAGCACCAATAAGAATTAATGCCCTACTAGATATATCAACTGCTGTATTTGATGCTGTGCTTGTTACCATATATTAAAAGGGGGGAGTTAATCCCCCCTCTCTCCACATTAATCGCCATCTGTTTCAGCAATAGCTGTACCATCTGATACGTCTACTGCTGTTCCATTATTAGAAAGAACAGTAACAAAATGAGTAGTTGGTGTATTAGTGTCTTTGACAATAATTACATCACGAACTTTCAACATATTAACTGCATTATTAAAATAACCAGCAGTATTTACAGCGCCAATTGCATCTGCTGTATTGTAAGTCCAAAGATTCCCATTTGAATCTCCATTTATTCTACAAAGACCACTTGCTGCATAAGCCATATTTTAACCTCCTATGTATTATTATCAAGAAGTTCATAGATACCGTTATCATCAATAACAGCAGCACCCATAGACATCATTGAAGTTGCTAAGTGGGATACTTTCTCAGCTACATAATTAAGCTCTGTTGAAACATCAGCACCTACACCCAAGCCAATAGCAGAAGTATGATAAACCATACTCTTACCTGCTGCGACAGCAGATGTAGAAAAGATGTTAAAACCAAGAAAGTTTTTCATTGTCATACCACCTGCATATGGAAGGTTCTGGTCACCAACAAAATCACTAGAAGCAAATTCTGTAATTAAAAATAAGTCAGCAAAACCTTTTGGGTGCATAGCAATATAACGCTGTCCATCCTCAGGAATGTTTGCAGTACCCATTGTTTCAAATGCAGATAACAAATCAGCTTTTTCAACAGCTGAATTTGTATCATGTAATTGAGTTGAGTTAGCACCTGCATCCATTGCAGTTATTAAAATCTCATCAGTTTTTCTGCCAAGAGCAGCAGCTGATGATGTAGCAACAGCTTGCCTTTCATCTATGTTTGTCTTGAGTTCATCTAATTTATCAATGTACTCAGCAGCATAGAAGTCAGACATTGTTGCTTCTACTGTAGTATGAGCTAGTTCCATTGGAGTAATCATACCATTTCTAGACTTTGTTGAAGCAGAACCAGAACCTATTTTTTGGAAGCGTACAACACTACCTGCAACATTACCTACAGTACGAACAGTATTTCTTAATTTAGAACCCATTCTTTGATAGGCAAGATGCACTTCAGATTCAAACTGCTTAATAAAGGCTGTATCAATTGTGTTTGCCATGAGCAAACCTCCTATATTAAGTTACAATTATTATCTTGAGTTATCTGATTAACATATCAATGTGATTGTCCGAGGGTCACTCAATGTATCACAGGCTCTGATTCTTCATTATAAATAACATTATAAAAAGAATTGCAACGAAAAAATTGCACCATCTCTTCATTTTTTCTAAAATATGTTTTTTTATCAAAGATAAAACCACTTTTTCTTAGCCATCTTATGTATTTTTTATTAGATAATGGAATAGAATTTGTTACTTGTTCATAGTTTTTTTGCATAATATCTATTGTTTTATTTGTATTTTTAAACCAAGAAACAAAATATTTATCAATATCATCTGTTCCCAAACCCCAAATAGAACCCATATTTGTTTCTGGAATAGGTGCTGTTCCACATAAACAAACAAGTTTATTATTTATTATTATTGAATATGTTTCATTTGGATAATGAATAATAGGTTTTGTAACTGCATCATAAGGTGTAAAATTAAATATTGAACACTCATATATATCACTTTTACGCATATTATTAGCAATATATTCTGCATCTATAATAGATGCTGAAACCATTTTAAAGTTATTGTTTTTATAAAAAATATTTCTATTTGTATAATCTTCTATAACCATCTTCAACTTTTTTAACAACTTCTGGATTTCTTTTAGAACGATTCCAATATTCTTCAGATAACATCATTTGTTTTAATTCATCTTCATTAGTAATACTTGTTACACTATCATTAGAACTTATACTCATATCTTTACTTTTTTCTTGTATGTATTCTAACATTTTAATTCCATCTGCTGTTGATGCTACTGATTGTACGATTGGTAATGTATCTTCATTAAAATATTTATTTGCAAATAAAGATACAGATTCTATTCTTGCATCTGCATTTTCGCCTAGTTTTTTCTTTTCACTTTCAGCTGTTGGAACAATTTCTGAAATTTGCTCAAGGTACATATTAATACCTTCATTAAATTGTTCGTGATTCATTCCTTTTTTATGTGCGTGTTCAGCCCACCAATTAATTAATTTATTATCTGGTACTGCACCCATATCAAGAAGTTTTTGTGTATCTTCATTTATTTTATAATCTGAAGGTTTTGCTGGTCGAGATTCATTAAGTTTTGTTTCTAATTCTTTTTCAAATCTTGCTCTGTAATCAGTTTCTTTTGCAGATAATTTAGAAGATAATTCATCATATGCTTTTGCTAAATCTTCTGGTTTGCCAAACTTTTCATGCAACCACGGTGGTCTTTCAGATGTTGTTTCTTCTTTTTTTTCAGAAGGTGGTGGTGTATCCATTGCTGTATCAAGCAATGTTGTTTCACGTGAAACATCTTCTTTAGTTACATCTTCAACTGTTTTTTCTTCACTCATGTTGTCCTCACTTTGTTTGCGTGTTGTATTCTTCTATCAATTAAACCTACTAAATATCTTTGACCCTCAAGATGCCTAAGTTCCATGTCTGTTACATTAGGACCATTAACAGTTTCTATTGTAATACTTTTAAGATATTTTAAAACTTGTTGACCAGATGGTGTAGAAAATAAAGCATGAATATCTAATGATATTTTTTCATCATTTTCTTTGTTTCTTTGAAAACCATCAAGAGAAATATATTGATTTGTCATGCTGGTGTATTCTCTGGATTTAATGGGATAGGTGGTTGTTGACCTTGCATTTGTGCTTGTTGTTGCATTTGAGCATTCATTATTTCAACAAGCTTCTTTCTATCTTCTTCATCTCTTACCATGTTATCTGGTACACCGAATTTTCTTGCTAATTGAGCAGCAACTTGTTCTGTATCAATTAATATATTAACTAGCTTTTCTCCAAAAACACTTTGAATTAATTCTAGCCATCTTGCTACTGCTGTTATATCAGCTTGGTTTTGTGCTTGTGCAAGTGGAGAAACAGAACGTATTTTAACTTCCCTGCCATTAACTGATGGAACTTCTATACGACCTTGTTTTTTTAATATGTATATTATTCTTTGCAATACAGGTTGTACCATTTCTGCTTGCAATCTACCAAAAGCAGAACCAATACGTCTTGATAAATCTGCCATACGTTCTGCAACTTCTGTTGCTGAAGCTGGCGTTCTATCTGGATTGCCTAACATATCATTATACAAAGCTCGTTTAATATTCATTCTCATATCTGAAAGTATTAACTGTGCAACATCAAATCTACCTGCTGCATTAATAGGTTGTAAGCCAGCACTTGTTGGTGACTTTGGTATAATAGTCCCTGGCATAAGTGATATTGTATCTGGATTAACAACACCATCATCATCCATTTGATAAATACCAGAGATAGCCATCTGTGCATTTTCTAAAATTAATTGAATTGTAAGATTACAAGTCTTAATAGCAGAGAGAGCATTCATTAATGGACCTCTTCCATAGACCTCACCTGCACATTTAGACCAACGAAAGCAAACAAAAGGATTAGAACCAAGACCAGAAAACTCTTTATAATCAATAAAACATTCAGAGGGTTCATGTATAATTGCTTTGTAGTAAGCATCTTCATTGTTCTTTGTATAATCTTTACAAACTATTTCTAATATTCTTGTTTTAGAATCTGGATTTTCTAATATCTGTTGTTCTAGTTCTTCATTATAAAAACCATTTGGAAAAACTATTTTAATATCGGAATAACGCATTTCTCTTTCACGAAACACATGGTCTATCCTATCATCTGGTCCAGTATCTAAAACAACATCTGTTAATGGTATTGCTGAAAAATTAATTGGATTTATTGCATTACCTTCTTCTACACCAAGAACAGCAGTACCAACTGCTAAGTCCATAAAAGATTCATGTATTTCTTGTGCAAAATTTGATTGCTGTATTATTTCAAATACATAATCTGTTACTTCATCAAGCTGATTATTTATTTTTTCTTTTTGCGTTGAGGGGGTTTCCGAACCTGCTTGGAAGTCTGCCCACCTTGCGAAGTTTGGGACAAGCCCTTGCTGGAGCCTTGACGCGAACTCTTGAACACCCACGACACAAGTTTCATCAAAAATTTTCTCATCTCTTCTTTCTCCTACTGTTGAATCGTAGAAACCTTTTCTTTGAGGAAAAGCTAATTCATAACATTCCTCAAACAAATCTTTATAGTTTTCTTTTTGATTAGACGCTTTCTGATATTTTCTAAGCAATGAATTAAGCAATAAAGAATTAATCTTTTCTGTTTTTTCAGAAATATTTTTACTTAAATCTAATAACTTATTATCTTTATACATTAGTCATTACTTTAATGTTAGATGGCGTAATTCTTGTTCTATCTACTAGATTTGATGAATAACCAATACCACCAGCAGTTCCAGTTATTAATGATGACCTACCTTTTTCACCAATTCTTTTTCTTTGAGCAAGAGTTTTTCTTAATTGTTCAGCTTTTTTTGATTTAATTAATTCTTGTTCTTGTTCAATATTTTGAATAACAGTTGTGTAAGTAACATTCTGTATATCTTTAGACACTTGGTCTGCACCACCAAGATTTTCAATTTCATCTGTTAAGCTTGTTATTTGTTCTTTTGCAGATTCAAGTTCACCTTCTAAAGTTTCTATATTTTCTGTTAAATCATCAGCATAAATTGGGTTACCATCTTCATCATAACTAATAATAACTCTATCATCAGTAGTACCATCAGTAGTATCAGTAGTATTATCTGTAGTTTCAGATACTGAATCTTTACCTAACTGTAAAAGATAAGCATCTCTTGCTTCAGCAGAAGTAAATGTCAACCCAGGTGCTAAATCAGAAGTAAAGCTTGTTGGATTTTTTGCTGCTTCTAATTCTGCCTTTAATTTTGCTTCTTCTTCAGCAGCTTTAGCAGCAGCTTCGGCTTCTTTTTTTTCTCTAGCTATTCTAGCTTTTTTGTTTTGGTCTCTTTGAATAGCTCCACCAACAACAAAAGCAACAGCAATTTCAACTGGACACATTATACTCTACTCCAAAAAGGTTTACGTTGAATGGATGGTCGTCTGTTAAAAACATCAAAACTTGTATTTGCTTGTACAACTTGTGCTTGTGCTTGATTGTTCATAAGTTTTTTACCTTCACCTGCACCCAATAATAAATATTGTAAAGCATCATGGATATGTGAGTACATATTTTTTTCTGGTTTTTCATCATAGCGTTCTCCAGATGTTTGAATACGTTTGTAACAATAACCACCTTCAAAACCCTTTATCAGAGTTTGGCATCTTCTGTCAATCAAAAATGCAGATTTTCCTTCAGACATTTTAGTAAGTTGTAATGTTACAGATTCTAATCTTAGGTCAACACTATTACTAGGAGCAGGGGTTGCACGTAAACCTGCACCTCTTAAAATTTGAAATGGTGTACTTTCATCTGTTTGCGCTCTGAAATCACCAGCAGGGTCACCATAAATATATACATCAAGATTACCAAAACGTGTTGCTATTTCTTGTCTAAGAAGCTCAGAGAAACGAACAATACCCATATCAATTGCTACAATCTCAGCTTGTATTAACCAACGACCTCTAACTTTCTGACCGAAAACAGCAGCAGGTGTTAATCCAAAATCAACTCCAATGTATAAAGGTATACCATCTGCAACAGGTATTTCTTCTGTAGCAATATGTGTTTCTGAAATAAATTCTGGATAAACAGCTTTGCCTTCCTGTATCGAACCAAGTCGATTCATAACATAAACATCTATCCAGCTTTTAGTTTTACCACGAATTAAATTACTGTAATAAGACTTTAGCATATTCTTTTTATTCTCAGCATTTTTATTTTCATTATAACCAATAACAATACCATCATCTGAATGCTCTTCTATCATTGCAGGTGGTTGTGTATAAAAATTAAAGTTATCTGGTTTCACTAACATACGTGCTTGCTCAATAGGAATATAATCTGGAATAGGAACTTCACCTGCCATGATAGCCCACCAATGGTCCTCTTCTGGTGCGTTGGTATCTGCAATCACTCCTGACCAACTTGGTCCACCCTCTCTCATAGATGGATAACGACCTACCCTCATAGTACACGCATCAATAATACTCTTGGGAACTTCTCTTGCTTCGTTAATCCATATACCAGTTAATTCTAAAGACAATAATTTCTTCACATCCTCTGGTCGGTCAAGAGCTAAGAAAAGAACCTCTAAATCTAAATCTGCCTTTTGGATATGATGTGTAAAAGGTACTGACCAAAAAAACTTACCCCATTCATTTTCTGGAAACCAATCAAGCCAAGTTTTAATTGTTGTTGTTCTTAACTGTGGGTTTGTATTTCTTATAATAGCCCAACGACTTTTACGTATGCCATCTTTGTTTGGCTTTTGAATAATAGCTCTGCGAAAAACTTCTATGCAACAAGCAACAGATTTACCACTCCCAACTGGACCTCTTATTCCTCGAAAGAATGTATCATCTTTAAGAAATGTTTTTAATACCTGACCA